TGAATACTAGCACCACCCTTTGTCCAATAAGAATTAGGAAAGTCACTAGAATAAGTTATTAGATTTGTTCTTTGTGGCTCAAGTTTTAAAGCACCTTGTGTATTACCTAAAAAATCTATTCTAGGTTGTCCACTACCAACAGTTTCAATTAAACCATCTTTATTTATAACAGTAGCCTTTGATGCTCTTGTAAATGTAAAGGGCAGAGGCTTGTAGTTGTTACTTTCTGAATTGTAACCAAGCAAAGAGCCTTCTTTAGTTGCCCAATTACCATCTGTTCCTAAATTTAAAGTATTTGCCATATCTATATTATTGAATATTGTTGTGCTTGTGCCATATCTGAAAAAGATGTCCAAGAACTGATTTTTTCTAGTTCGCTATCTGTTAATGCTGTATTGTAGTATTGTACTTGTTTTGTGTTTCCGTAGAAAGGGGCTATTCCATCTCCTCTGTCAAATGATAATTTATTTAAACCACTTGGTACAACACCGCTTGTGTCAGTTCCAACTTCAAACCCATTAACCCATAATTCAAAATTATTTGCTTTATATTTAAAAAGTATTTTATTCGTATTACTTATGCTTGGAGGAACAAATGGTATAAATGCTTGTGTTGTTGAATTCACACATTGTCCGTAAATTTTATTATCAATAATATCATATAAAATAGTAATTCTTTGATTAAGTGTTCCATCACTCAAACTAATAAGTCGATAACTTCCCTCATCTGTTAAAGCACTTATCTCTGCCATCAAAACACCTTCTGAAGAATTAAACGTAGAAGCATCTCCAGAGCCATTAGCAGTTTCTGCTTGACGAGTTGCTGAAGCTCCGTTAGTAGGTATGTAAGAAGTTGCGTAAGAGCCTTGTTCTAGTTGTGCGCCAAATATGTAAATATTATTATTTACGTTTCCAGTAAAACTACTTGCTCTACTATCTGAAATAGATTTTATTGAAGATATAAAGTAAGTAAAAGTTGTTGATGCAGTTGTAACAGTAGTTGAACACCTATACCACTCATTTCCGAAATATTCTATATCGGCAGATGTAGTTCCGTTATTCTCAAAAACACCTTGATTAACATCAAAATTAACATAAGGGTTGCCAATAACGTTATTAGTTCCAAAAAGAATTTGAACAAATTCATTAGTGCCTTTTTTTATAAATACAGAAACAGTATGACTAACACCACTTGCAACAGTTAAGTTTTGAGAAATTGCGTGTAAACCACTATCAGACGTTTCTGATATTTTATCAGCACTCAATGTTCCATCTGGAGATATTAAATTATTTGTAGATACCGAACTTCTTGTTTGAGCCCATTGATTAAAATCTTCACTATAAGCAATCAAATTAGTTCTCTCTGGCTCTAATAACAAACTAGGACACCCATTTACAACACCATCAATCAAAGGATATTCAAGTCTAGGCACATTTGAATCAACTGTTGTTATTAATCCGTTTTTTGCTATTCTTGTGGCTGAGCCACTTCGTGAAAAATCAAAATCCCCATCTCCATCAGTAGGAAAAATAGAATAAACTTTTTGTGATTTATAACCACTTGGGATGAATAAAAGACTTGCTTGATCCGCTAAAGACATATTTTTATAGTTTTATTTATTATGTTGTTTTTTATAAAGACAATTTTGACTGTACGCAATCAACCGCCTCAATTGTTCCGCCGTCAGCAATAACTCTTGCAACGTAATTTTGAACTATTATAGAGTAAAAAATACTTTTTTGATCGACTTGTAAACTTAAACCTAATCCAATCATATATTTTTACCTTAAATAACAAATAACCTTACCGCTTGCAACGCTAACATCATCAAAGTTTCCATAAATAACAACACCGGTACTCATAGATAACGAACTTATTGAAGTATCGCCTCCTATTGTATCAATGTCGCAAGATATTACTGATGATTCTATCGCTTGTATTGCACAAAAGTTTTCTCCCGCTAAAGATGTAGCTGATGCAACAATTACTCTTAAACCCTTGTCTCCGAATGATAATTTTTGAAATTCACTAGAATAATATAAATCTGACGCCATTTTTTTTATTTAAATTTTATATTCACAAAAATACAAAAATTTAAATTATTTATTTTAGCCATTCTTTCTAACGGCAGAGCCAAAGAAATATCCGAAAATTGATAATACAATTCCTTCACAAATTCCTATAAGATGAATCCAAACTTCTTTGTTAGATTCCGGGATTTGTAAATAAACAATCGCATAAATAATAAAAGCAAAGGCGCCTAATCCAATAACACCGGTCAAATTAAACATAAAGTCAAAGCCTCCTGATTTAGCCTTTTCAACTTCTCGTTTTCTAGCCGAATCTCTGTCTGCAACTTCTAACTCATATAACTCAATCAGTTCATTGTGCAATTGTGTTTTATCTTGACTTGTCAATTCAGGCTCGTTGTCAATTAAGTTTTTAACAACTCCTAAAACTCCTTTTTGTGGAAGTATATCGCCAACAAAACCCGGTATTTTTTTTAATATAAATTGACCAACTTTTGTGTCTTTAAATTTTTTTTTCGGCATTACTCTATAAATTTATATTCATCAAACGCATTAAAACTCGGACAAGCCTTTTCACTAAAATCCCTATGGCCATAAATAACCGCTTTAGAATGCAATTTTTTTAGTGTTTTTAACAAGATTAAAAGACTTTCTTTTTGTTGTGGCGTTCTTGTATCTTTAGGATCTAAACATTCGTCTAAACCTCCAATATAGCAAACGCCTATCGACATTTTATTTTGCCCTCTTGAATGTGCGCCAATTTTATCAATGTTTCTACCATAGGAAATTGAGCCGTCTAAATGGACAATATAATGATAACCAATATCAGAAAAACCTCTTTCTAAATGCCAACTCTTTATTTCCTCGGCGCTTGTTTTTCTACCCTCCGGCGTAGCGCTACAATGGATGATGATTTTGTTTATTTGTCGCATTGTTTTGTTTTAGAAATGTGATATAACTGTAATTAAAAAGTTCTCAACTGTTGCCGTTGCTCCTGATTTATCAACTCTAACTTGAATTTTACAACCACTTGTTAAAATATCTGTATGCGTAAATAATTGGGTAGTTCTTGAATACCTTACTAAATCATTATTGTTTGCAATATTATCGTGCATAAATTCAACAGTTTTTCCGGTATCAGGAAAATATAAACGTGCGTCAAGTCTTGTATTTGATGCTCCGGCAGTTATATCGAAATCGTTTCTAACAATCATAACTCTACCGGCTCCAACTTCAGAAAAATCTAATGAGTTGGATGCTGAGTTCCATAAGTCGCCAGTTACAAAGCTAGGCTTGTATGTTGTTACTGTTCCGCTTCCGGCCTTGTCATTTGTTAAATCTGTCCAAACATTTGAAGTTAAATTTATTGGAGTTGTCGTTGTTGCCGAATCCTCATAATCAACCCATCCACCTTGCGAATCATACAAAGCATTTACTGAATTTTTTATTTCGTTTATATTAGCAGCAGTTACCTTATTAGCTTCAGGAAGTACTGAGGTTTGATTGTCTGATTTTGTTAAGAAAGTTATTTTAGCCATTATTTATATTTTATGATTGTAATTCGTTTTGTAATTCACTTTGTAAACCTCCAACTGCGTTAATTTGTTCAATCTTGTTTGATAGTTCAATTATACCTCTAAAATAAGTTGAATCTGCTAGATCATCTTCTAAATAGGTAACGCCATTGTTTACACTTGTATAAACATTAAATCCGTTAGGCGCTAAATCAATATAATTTGCAGACCTAGTTCTAACATTTTCAAGGCATTGTGAAACCATTAAATTAGTGTCTAATTGTCCACCATCATCTGAATAAAATTTTGAAATACATTCTATTCGTGTTATTGTTTCGGTTATGAATGATTGTTGGTTTTGGTCTGTTTCGTCTGTTGAAACTGAATAAACTCTAATTAATGGATAGGTTGCATCCGTTGGAATACGATTGTAAATCGGTACGGCGACATTGTTAATTAAAACATTGCCGTTTAATTTTGCAATAATTCCTTTCCTTACATAGTGAATCGCCTCTAACATCTTATTTTATTGCTTTTTTAATTTCGCCATTTAAACGAGTTAATAATTTTTTTAATCCTATTCTAGCAGAGCCAAAGAAAAACGGCTGAGGTTTCATATAACCTGGCTTTGAGCCTTTAAACTGTGCCGCATAACTCTTTGGTATTCCTAGTTCTAGCATATCGTCAAAAGTTACAAAAGCACCCGTTCCAAATTCTACATAAGGTGCATATTTTGCTCCGGCTATAACCTCAACAGTTTTGCCTTGTTTTTCATACCTTATTGACTGCCTTAGTGTACCTTTATCAACCGGCGCAGCTCTTTTTGCAATTCTTGAAATATCGGCACCAGTCTTTCCAAGTTCATTTGAAAGAGTTGTTTTATCAAATGTTCTTAAATTGTCTAACTTTTTTTTAAGTTGAGCTAAATCTGATTGGTCGATTTTAATATTCATTCTATTCAGATTTTGTTGCTATTAGTTTAGTATAAAAATCTAAATCAAACTCATACTTTTCATTTATACGATAATTCTTTGTACCGCCCTCTAATGTAAATATATCCCCTAACTGAATTAAATCTGCGGTGTTTTTACGCATCATTATTTCAATCTGAACATCTTTCGTTCTTTTACCTAGTTTGTCGCTTATATCTCCGCTAATTTGCTTTAAATTGCACCATACAGTCGCAACTTCTGACAAAGTAGAATTATAACCGCCA